ACAGCTTCTTGGGCTCAAAGTGCATCTCAAGCTATAACATCATCTTATGTGTTACAAGCAGTAAGCGCCTCTTTTGCTACTTTTGCTAACACATCATTCGCTGCCCCATCAAATACATTTATCCAATTCAACAGTGGAGGATTATTTTCAGGATCACAAAACTTTACCTTTAATTACACCTCACAAAGTTTACAACAAGGATATAATGTAACTTCATCTGGATTATACCAAACTGTATTTGGAAATGCTAATATGACTAGTACTTCTCAAAGTGCTTTTATAATTGGAGATGGAGGAGTTGGATTAGTATTTGATTTAAACCAATTAGCTGTTAATGTTACTGTTGGAGACCAAAATGGTATAATTGTTTCTACATCATCATTCGCTACACCTGGTGTTTTTATACCTGATAGTTATTTTATTGGTGGGACAATTACCTTTGCATCAGCAAGTGTATCTGAAACTTTTACTATAACTGCTGCTAATAATAATGGGACAACCCGATATTTCTTTGATTTAAATAATCCTGTAGGATATGATTACAATCGTCTTAATACTACACTAACAGTAACTGGTGGTCCAAATGCTAAACATAATTTATTATTTGCGTCTCAATCTTGGTTTGAATTAGATGCTAGAAATGCTTTTATAAAAAATCTACTACCTTCAACTGCCTCTCGCATTATAGGATACAACCCATCCTCAGGACAATTATCACATACAACTATTTTCCCATACTCTGGTAGTGCTATTATAACAGGTTCATTAATTGTAAATGATGGAACATATGATATTGTAGATACAGTTAATAAAGTTTTAAAAGACGCTAATGGAGACACCAGTGTAGATTGGGCCAATAAGTATTTACAAGTTGGAGGTTTAACTCCATTAAACTGGGGAAGTAGAACATTAGCAGATTCAAATAGTGATAATCTTTCTTTAGACTGGGAATTAAGACAGCTTATAGCTAGTGATGGAACAACTGTTCATATAGACTGGAGCAATCCAAGTTATATGAGTTTTATTAATACAACTGAAAGTCCTATAACACGGATTCTTGGTATGGATAATAGTAATCTTGTATACTGGACATCTTCAAATGAAATAGCTAAACTTATTTTCCCATATACTGGCTCAGCAATAATAACAGGTTCTTTAGTTGTGACAGGTTCTACAATTTCTACTTTAGGATTTACAGGTAGTTTACAAGGTACTGCTAGTTGGGCTACAAATGTTGTTACATCTTCATATGTTGATTTAGGTACATCTCAATTTTTAAAAAGAGGTGATGGTGGTCATACCTACTTACAAAGCAATCGCATATTTATTTCAGGTTCAAATTCAACCTATATTCAAGGTAGTAGTAACAGTATAGAAATAAATAGTAGTACTATACAATTCATTGGAAATAATAATGCTTCTATTCTTTCAAATATACCTATTACTCTTACAACTGGCTCAATCACATTGTCTACTGGCTCAATTATAATGCCTAATAGGCCTGCTTTTAGAGTAATAGGTACTGGCGGTAGTATTCCTGCGGTTACAACAATTTCTGGAAGTGCAGTAACTGTAGATTTTAATCAAGGTAGTCATTACAATCAAACAACAGGAAAATTCACAGCTCCAATTGCTGGTTTATATCAAGTAAATGTTGTTTGTAGAACAGCAGCAAATAATAATGCGGGCATAAATCAAATTATAGTAAGAAAACAGTTATCAGGTGGTGGAGCAACTACAGCACAAATAATGCTAGAGTGGGCCGCCAATACCTCAGTAAACCACATGGGTGGTAGTTCTATTGTTAATCTAGCAGTAGGAGATACACTTTGGGTAGATGTAACAGTCGGAACAATAAGTTTTGATGGAAACGATAACTTCTCAGCAGCTTACATTGGATAAAAAATAAAATATATTTATAATAAATTAAAAAATGGAAACAAAAGTTTTAACCCAAGAAGAGATTACACAATTAAAATCAGTACAACAAGACAGAATAAATCTTGTTGAGCGATTTGGAATATTAGAAATCCAAAAGCAAGAGATTAAAAATCAAGAACAACAGCTTTCTAGTGCCTACCAAGAACTAAAACAATACGAAGAACAATTAGGAAAACAACTCCAAGAAAAATATGGAGATGGCACTATAGATTTAGAAAAAGGAGAATTCATAGGTAATTAATTTTTGAATTTCCTTAAGATATTTATTAACAAACCAAATAATAATTTAAAAAAACATGGCAAACATTTTATTATCACCCGGCGTTTTACAAAGAGAAATAGACGCTTCATTTATAGCAGAACAGCCACCCGCAATTGGCGCTGCAATCATAGGCCCAACAGTTAGAGGTCCTGTAAATGTACCTATATCGGTTACATCATATACTGATTTTGTAGACAGATTTGGTGATGTTTTAGAAAGTGGAAGTGGAATTTTTTCATATTTTACTTCTATAGCAGCTTACAATTACTTTGCTAATAACGGACAAAACTTATTAGTAACAAGAGTTGCTAATGGCACTTATAGCTCAGCAACTGCTAGTATTGCTACAGGTAGTGGTACAGCTGGTGCTAGTCCAACTGCTTTCACTTTAGCTACTATTTCTCAAGGAGAATTAATGAACAACCCAGGAACCCCAGATTCTAGAGGTGCTCTAGCTTCAGGTTCTATAAACAACATCCGCTGGGAAGTAACAAATCCTGACACAGCTTCAGGAACATTTAGCTTACTTGTTAGAAGAGGTGATGATACAACTAAAAACAAAATAATCTTAGAAACATACGCTAACTTATCTTTAGATCCATTAGAAAATAATTACATATCTAAAGTAATTGGTGATTATTCATTTGAAATTTCTGCTATAGACGGTGTATCTACTTTACAAACATTTGGTACTTACCCAAATAAATCTCGCTACATTAGAGTACAAACAGTTAATACTCCAACTCCTCAATATCGTATTGGTGGAGTCGCTAACCCTATTTATACTGGTTCCATTCCAGATCCAAGTTCAGGTTCATTTGGTGGAGCTGAAGGTACAGTAATGGGTGGTGCTAAATTTTATGATGAGGCTGGAGCTGATCCTAATAACACTCAAGGATTAAGTGGTAGTGATTATACTAATGCTATTAACTTATTAGCTAGTCCAACTGATTTTCAGTTTAATGTTTTATTAACTCCTGGTTTAACTTATGGTGAACATGAAGACCAAATAGATGACATCATTACAAATACTCAAGATAGAGGAGATAATATCTATGTAGTAGATTTGATTAAATATGGCCAAACAGCTTCTTCAGCTGTAACCGCTGAAGCTAATGCCATTGATTCTTCATACGCAGCTGCTTATTGGCCTTGGGTTCAAACTCTTGATCCTGCTACTGAAAAGTATGTTTGGGTTCCTGCCTCAACAATGATTGGTGGTGTTTATGCTTTCAATGATAGTGTAGCTGAGCCATGGTTTGCACCAGCAGGTATTAACAGAGGTGGATTATCAACTGTAACAAGAGCAGAAATTAAATTACCACAAGCTACTAGAGATATTTTATACCAAGGTAAAGTAAACCCAATCGCTACATTCCCTGGACAAGGTGTTGTAGTATATGGTCAGAAAACACTTCAAACAGCTGCTTCAGCTTTAGACCGTGTGAATGTTAGAAGATTAATGATTGCTCTTAAAGGATTTATTGGTCAAGTAGCTAATGGAATAGTATTCTAACAAAATACAGCTGCTACTAGAAATTCATTCTTAGCACAAGTTAATCCATATCTTGAAACAGTTCAACAAAGACAAGGTTTGTATGCTTTTAAAGTAATAATGGATGAAAACATTAACAACCCAGCAGTAGTTGATAGAAATGAATTAGTAGGTCAAATCTATTTACAACCAACTAAAACTGCTGAATTTATTTACTTAAACTTTACACTCACACCAACTGGAGCTACTTTCCCAGCGTAAAAGTAAAAGGATAATATATTTATAAACAAATTAAAAACTCAACAACATGGCTATAATTCAACCAAATGAAATATTTTTTACAGCGTTTGAACCAAAACAAGCTAATAGATTTATCCTTTACGCTGATGGAATCCCAGCTTATATTATCAAGGGTGTAAGTGCAGTATCTTTAACACAAGGAGAAGTAATATTAAATCACATTAACATCTTACGTAAAGTAAAAGGTAAGAGTGTTTGGGGTGATGTTACAATGACTCTATTCGATCCTATTACACCTTCTGGAGCTCAAACGATTATGGAATGGGTACGTTTATCACACGAATCTGTAACAGGTAGAGATGGTTATTCTGACTTCTATAAGAAAGATTTAGTAATCAATGTATTAGGACCTGTAGGTGATATTGTTGGTGAATGGATATTAAAAGGCGCATTTGTAAAAGAAGCTAACTTTGGTGAATACAGCTGGGATACTGAAAATACAGCAGTTAATATCACATGTACCTTAGCTATAGACTACGCCGTATTGAATTTCTAAAAAATATACAATTTTATTTTAAAAGAACCCACATTTTTTGTGGGTTTTTTTTTCCTTCACATATTTATATATAACAAACAAAATGTTATATTAAATTATCTATGGAAAACAAATCAAATATCCCAACAGAAGTTATTGAATTACCCTCAAAAGGTTTAATTTATCCTGAAGACAGTCCTCTCTCAAGTGGAAAACTTGAAATGAAGTATATGACTGCTAAAGAAGAAGACATCTTGACTAACCAAAACTACATTCAAAAAGGTGTAGTATTAGATGAGTTAGTTAAATCCTTAATTGTAACACCAGGTGTTAAATATGAGGACTTAATTGTAGGTGATAAAAATGCTCTACTAGTAGCTGCTCGTATTTTAGGCTATGGTAAAGATTATACATTCACTTATGGTGGAGAAGAACACACAGTTGATCTATCAGCTGTTGATAATAAACCTATTGATGAATCTTTATTTGTTCAAGGACAAAATGAGTTTTCTTACACACTCCCATCAACAGATACTAAGATAACTTTTAAGTTATTAACAGGACATGATGAGAAAAAAATAAATAATGAGTTAGAAGGTATTAGAAAAGTAAACAAAAATGCTTCACCTGAACTTTCAACTCGTTTAAAATATATGATCACATCTGTTAATGGTGATAAAGAAACTAAAACAGTTAGAGATTTTGTTGATAACCATTTCTTAGCCAGAGACTCTAGAGCGT